TCTTCGTGAGTGAAGAAGTTTTTTCCCCAGTTCGTCGCTGTACAGTATTTATACGCCATAGTTGTTTCCTCCTTTTCTTATTTTATAAATCATTATTAACTCGTTGTCACCGTTTTAATTTGATAGTCATTGGCAGTCCATTCTTCTGTTGTAGCGAGTGCCGTACTTGACGGATTAAATCCTCCAAAAGCTAAACCTGAAGTATTAGTACCACCCCCTCCTACAGTTCCTCCTTTAGCCGCAGCAAGATCTGCAACTTCTGTCCAGGACGTCCCATCAAAAGCCTCTGTACTGGCAACATTATCAGAGGCTGCATTTGTTGTTCCACCAAAAATTAGAGCTGTTGAAGCTCCAGGAACCGCATCTCCTCCTCCATATCTTCGTGCCGTATTTATACTATTACCTGTAGTCCAAGATGAACCATCAAAAGTTTGTGATACAGCTGTCACTGATGGGCCAGCACGTCCCCCTGCTGCAAATGCAGAAGTGGTTATGCCCCCACACATTATAGTATTTGTTGCTGTAGCTAAATCTCCTGTTTCACTCCAACTTGTTCCATTAAAACTTTCTGTATTGGCTATATATGTAGAACCGGGATTATAACCAGCAATCGCCAGTGCAGCTGTTTGAGTTCCAGCGCGACCTAGATAGGATCTCCCTGTATTTAAATCATTTACTTCAGTCCAGGCTGAACCATTCCAGCTTTCCGTATAATTATTGTCAGGAGGCGCATTGCCTCCAAAAGCTAAACCAGCAGTTGTTGTTCCTGCATTTGCCATTTCGTAACGAGCGGTATTTATATCTCCTTCTTCGCTCCAACTTGAACCATTGTATTGTTCATTTGCAGTTGGATTTGCCGGTCCAGTTGTACCACCAGCCATAAAAGCGGCGGTTTGTATTCCAGCACCTGTAGTAGCATATCTGGCAGTATTCATAGATCCACCACTAGCCCACGTTCCAGCAGGAGCACCTCCAGCTTTAACAACTTTAAATTGTCCTGAGGCTGTATCATAATACATATCTCCGACAATTGGATTATCGGGATCGCCATCTCGGGATTGTATATTAAAACCCTGTATGCCTTTATAGTCAGCCATTATTATTTATCCTTTAATAGCCAGCCTTGTGTTGAGTCAACATAAACCAATGCAAAGCCTGCTCTCTCCACAGCTACTGTCAAATCGGCAGCGCTGCCTTGAATTTTATGTGAATTCCTTCCTATTGTTAAATTATATGTGTCAAAAGTTCCTGCGTAATCGATAAAATTAATTTCATCTCCAATAGATGCTGAACCTGGTAATGTTGCTGTGAATGCACCTGAAGTAGTATTACAAAAATAACCTTCACCCGCTGCTGCTGTAAAACCACTTGTTTTAACAGCTTGCCATGATTGACCACCAGAAATTGTTGTCCATGACATAACCCCTGCATCTGTAGAAGCAAGAACATCTCCCGAAGTAGAGGGAAGTGCCGTTGGTAATGTGTAAGCAGTATCTTCCGATAAAGTACCAGTAGTAAAACTTGCAAAATTAGTTCCCAGATCCGTGTCTTCGTAAATTTTTAGTTTTCCACCGCGTGAAGAATTTCCCTGAAGTACAAATGATCCTGTACCATTTGCATTCATCGTTATATCTCCATTAGCTGCATCCGTAATTGTAAGGTTACTAGAGTTCGTACTTGAATTTGTATCTAATTTTAAATCGTAAGCACCATTAGAAGAAACATGACCGACTTCAGATCCTCCTCCAATACTTACTAAATCTGTTTTAAGAACAACGTTTCCTGTTCCATTAGGAGCAATATCTACATCAGCGTTTGAAGCTGAAGTAATATCATATCCATTAACATCTAAGTCACCACCTAATTGAGGAGAAGTATCATCAACGACATCTCCACCAGTAGTAATTTCATTAACATCAGACCCATCCATATAGATGAGAGCTGTTGTTTTCTTAGTTGCTGCGAAAGTATATCCAGAGCCTGAATCAGACGCTCCTTTAATTTGAACGGTATAAGCACCGCTCGTAGAATTTTTAATAACATATTGCATTTCCGTTCCGTCAGGAATGGTTACAATTCTGTTTCCTGTAATTGTACCTGTAAGGTCAATGACTTTAGTAGCCATTGCTGCACCCGTTGAACCATCAGATACACTTAATGTTGTTGTTCCAGCTCCACCTGCAATAGATTGAGCTATATAGCCACCTGCTATTTGTTCTAGAATTTCTAAGTTTGTATTAGTTTTCGTTCCCCATGTACCGGCATTCTCGCCAGTAGCCATTTTTTCTACACCTAAATTTGTATATGTCGATGCCATATTTTATTCTCCTAAGCTGCTTTACCGTCTACGTCCGTATAGCTGGTATTTGATCCAGTTGCAACACTTGAATATGATGTATTCGAGCCCGTTGAAACATTACTATAAGACGTATTTGAGCCTGTGTCAATATCCGCATATGCAATAATCCCTGGAGTTCCAACTGATGCTGTCATAGCATCCATTGAAAACCCTACTACTTGATCCGCTATTGTTAATGATCCTACACTTGCTGTAGCCGATACTCCTGTAACTGGGTATTTAGATTCAATGACCACGGATCCTATAGAACCGGTCATCGCGGACATTGTAACTCCTGTAACTGTAGCAGGACTTAACTCTCCTACTGAAGAAGTCATTTCAAAACCAGTTACTGGTATACCTACGTTCGGAAGAGTTATGGTTCCAAGTGACATTGTGGCACTTAAACCAGTTACCTCTACCACCACTCCTGAAAGAACAAGTGGTGTTCCTATTGAAGCAGTTGCTTCTACTCCTGTTAATGGAACTCCTACGTTTGGAATAGTAACAGAACCTATTCCTCCAGTCATTTCATCTAAAGATAAACCTACAACTTGATCTGCAACTGTTACAGATCCAATAGAAGCAGTTGCACTAACTCCTGTTAGACCCATTACTTGATCAGCAACTGTTACTGATCCGATCGATGCTGTTGAAGATACTCCAGTTGGTGCAACAGTGACGTCGGTCACTGGTGTGACTGTTCCTAAACTTGATGTGACTTCTAAACCAGTTGGTTGAACAGTAACATCTATAACTGATGTTACAGTTCCTAAACTTGCTGTGACTGATAATCCGGTAATGGAAACATTTTTATTATGAGTGCCTCCCCATGGTTCTTCACCATAAGAGCTTCTTCCCCAACCTTCTTCGTAAATATCTAGATCGCCCCAATTAGCACGACCCCAAGCTAAGTGACCCCAACCTGGAATTACATCGTTAGTAGTAAATCCTCCTGTATTCCATGCACCTTCTCCATAAGGTGTATTTTGAGCGTTCCAGCGAGTTGGATTAACAATCGCCTGTACGCCTGTTACTGATACAGTTATATCAGCCATGACGAGACCCCTAAGCTATTCTTAGTATAGCGTTCGATGCGTCAGCTGTTGGGAATTGAATTGTGAAAGTTCCGCTAGTTGCTGTTTTATCTCCACCAAAAGCAATAGCACAAACTGAATCAGTAGTTCCTGATCCTGTTCCAGTTGTTGTATTGTAGATTAAAGCTGCGTTCGCGGTGAAAGATGCGCTAGTCCACGACACATCAGAAAAATCTGTGTAAGCTGTTGTTGAGCTTGAAGTTGGCGTCACATTCGTTAACGCTGCACCTCCAGCTGTATAAGCTGTTCCAGACGTATTTGTAATTTCTTCAGATGTTGAATAACCTGTAGTTGCTGCTCCTAAAGTTGCGTCACTATCAAACAATGCAATTTTGAAAGTATCACCAGTAGAGTTAGTGAAATTATGTTCACCTTTTAAAAGTTCTACTTTAAATGATGTACAAACTGCTGATGTATTTGCCATAGTTTACTCCTAATTATTGAGGTGGAGACTCGATCGGTATACGAACTGTTCCGTCCGTATAATCATCTCTTCGTCTTCTACCTATTTGCATTCCTGCAAATTTCTCTATCTCTTGTTTATACTTGTTTTCGTAAAGTGTCAACATATCCATTGGACCTTTTAAATACCCATAAGTCTCTGCTAAACAGGCATATAATAACCCTTGAGGGAAATTTAAACTGATATAATTAGTCTCATTATCTGATTCTAAAGTTGCTGGCATCAAATTATAATGAATTTGAAACATATAGGCTGCATCTGGAACTGGAGCCACCATTATTCTTCCTGATGTAGTATCTGATAATCCCGTCGCTCCTCCAAACATAGCGTAGTATTTAGGTTTTCCCCTTTTAGCTGATTCAGTGGAAGGTACATATTCTTGTAAAAAAGTTTGATCTCTTTTTAAGAGCCATTCATTAGCTCCGGTTACAGCAGACGTAGAGGTATATACTTGAACTCCTCTAATAAAAAGAGCTCCAGCAGGACAGTTAATAGTTGTTTGTCCAGCTACTAAACTTCCAGTTTGAGCTTTTCTATCTGAATCAATAGGAACCTCCATCATGATTCTTTGTTGAGCATTTAAAATAAGATTTTCTAGAACAGCTGTAGTAAGAACTGTATCTCCTACTTCTGTGTAGCTTCTAATCATGCTTACTAATGTTGTATAACTAATTCCTGACATTATGGTCTCTCATTCACTGGTCCACCGAAAGCGAAAAATCCTCCGCCTGTTTCCGTGCTGGACGCAGCATTTTTTAAACTAAATGTAAAACTATTACTTACTGTAACTGATCCTGGAGGAGATGCAATAGTTTCGGTTGTTGTTTGTTTTGTAATTTTATAAGAGCCGTATACTTTTGCTCCGCTACTATGAGATCCTGCTGTTGTATCCAAAGGTGTTATTCCATTTATTGGAGCAGCTGTTCCTCGTGTTAATCCTGATAATGTATTAGTACCCGTGTTATTGGCTGTATAGTAAATAGTTTCACTTACATCATTTCCTTCATCATAAG